TTGGTCTTGAAAACCAAAAACAGAACAACATCATTTTCAGCAGTTACGCTTAATCGAAATACTTTACATTGTATTTCTAGGCCTTTGACTAACAGGAATTGATAAAATAATATCATAAACCTTACAAATCAAACAAACAAGTCACCAACGTCGTTTTTCGCGGCTACGAACATATGTTATATAATCAATAAAACTTGTGTATGTTTTTAGAGAGAACCAATTCAGCGGGAATTTAACCCACAAATATGATCTCCAACCCAATATTGGGAAAACATAAATAGCAATACCAACTATAACAAAGAACGTAGCTCTTCATTTAAGTTACTTTACGACGCAGCAAGCAATGTGGGAATCACTTACATTAAATTCATAATCAAAGTCAGATGGACTAAAATCCTTTTCTACAACAACGATTTCATCCCCATTTATATAATCGATAAATAAAATATTTTTAGGAACAGTTGTACGGAACCACCATTGATCACAACGATCTATAGTGTCCTTTTTATCCGGGATATCAAGAACGTCTAAGCATCCAATGCTTCCGACGGACTGATACCACATCAAATCAACTGCAACTGAATCATCTCCAAAAGGTGATAATCCAAAAATATCTCTACCAATCTTCACGGACTGATCATAAATGCCCATAAGGCCACCCAAGCGTGTCGATGTAAGAGAAGGAGGTGTGAGCATCCCCTTCTGTATGGCAGCGCCCATACACAAATCAATTGATGACGGTTTGAAGTTTAAAGTTATAGGCAGACCAATGCCACCTACATTTTTTGGTAAAAACCAAGGCATGGATTTAGGCAAACGAGAACGATTTTCCGATATAAAATATCGTACTAATCGATCCTGTTCTTCTAAATTCCAACCTTGGATTAACTTCGAGCAACAAGATCCCAGGTCACTGGGATTCTTCTCCTCACCATCATCAACAACACCTACACTATTTCCGGACTTTTTTAGACCAAATAATAGCGCAAGATTCAAAGTTGGTATTTCATTAAATACCTGTGAATCAAATAAACAACTCTCAGGTTGTCTATTAGTGTAGAAAGTAGAGTTCATACATAAGAACTTGTCAGAAACATAAGTCTTTCCGACAGATGAAGTCAAACCACCCAACGCGGTGATCCTCAACCAATTTTCATAATTTGCATAACTAGAACGGAAAACAATATCATCTCCATTAATTAACATAGGGCACATAGCCAAAGGTAAATTAGGATATACGGCATGACGACTCAAAGCAGCATTCACTAAGCAGAGTATAGGGAAACTAACGGGCGAACCCATTAGTTGTCCCCATTTCTGCCAATGATAGCTGATTGAACCATCGTCCTTCTCATGACATATAATATGCTTCGTGAGGGCTTCTTTGAAGAGAGTAGTAAGATCTGGAGATAAACTCCACATTTTACAAATCTCATCAACTGCAGCAATAGATAATCTAGGATCTAGATTATCAGTTGCAGCTTTGAAATCCCCTGAAACATAA